CAAGCTCGCGCTCGAAGCGCTCGATCAGGCCGCCAAGGGAGACCGAGAGCCAGTGCCGCACCAGGGTCTCGGAGTTCACGATAGCGCCGGCCGAGAGGTCGCCGTACATCGGGGGTGGCACCCCCGCGCAGCGCGCAATTTCCTCGTTCGAGAAGCGCAGCGAGGCGATCACCGACTCGTCGATGGCCCCGAGGTTGGCGCTACTCATCTTCAGCCCGCCGGAGAGGATCGGGATGCCGCCGGTCGCCCACTTCGCGGCCTGCAGGTCGAAGGCTTCGCGCAGTTCCTTCATCTGGTTGCCGTTGAGGATGGTGTCGGTGGACAGCACCGTCGAGACGCGGCGCATGTTCTCGACGAACATCAGCTGCGTGCGCGAGAGCGCGACGTTCACGCCGGCAGCTAGCCCGGCAGCAGCGAAGGGCGATTCGCCGCAAAGGGGGTGCCGCGGCGTGCGCCAGCGAAAATGCATCACGTTGCGCGAGGGCAGGACGAACAGCCGGCCTGCCTCGATGTCCGCGACCTGCACCTGCGGCGAAAACAGCAGGTCAGCGTCGTTGCTGCCGAAGTAGAAGACCTCGCGCGTCTCGGGGTCTACGCGGGGGCTCCACGTTCCGCGTGGAACGAGGTGCAGCGAGGCCGGTTCCTGGCGGTCGTTCAGGAGTGCGATCACCAGGGCTTCGCCTTGCAGCAGGTCGCAGGCGATGCGCGAGAACAGCGTGGCGCCGCTCTCGTAGGAGTTCGGCTGGATCAGCAGGCGCGAGGCCGCGGAGGTCGTGACCTCCACCACCTCCCCGGTCTCGAGGTTGATCTTCTTGTGGTGCGGTCGCAGCTGCGCAAAGGCGTTCGCGTACAGGGTGTAGACCGCCTCGACCACGGGCAGCGCGCCAGCGCCGACGATCTGGAGGTTCCGTTGCCAGCCCGTGCCGTCGAGCGGGTTCAGGTCATGCAAGCCGCCGCCGAGCGTGCGGTCGAAGCCCCAGGCGGTGAACAGCGGGCCCATCGAGGGCTGCACGTTGCCCATCAGGCCGAAGCCGAGCCCTCCGAGCATCGAGCGGGCGACCGTCAGCGCGCGGCCCACGATCAGCGCTCCAGCCGGGCGGTGCGGCGCTTCGAGGCGGCAGGCTGAACCCTGCGCACGGAGACCAGACCGCGCGTGTCGCGTGACTCGCGCAGCGCAGCAGCCGCAGCATCGTGCGCAGCGCTGCCGGTCACGTAGCGCAGCGAGTCGCCCGAATGCTTGCCGGGGTCTTCGGCCAGCGCTTCATCGATCAGGCGTTCGGCCAGCGCGGCGTCGACCACGCACATGCCGGTGCGGCCCTCAAGTTCGGGCACTGGCTCGAAGACGAAGACGACGACCGTGCTCATGGGTTCTGCGGCGGGCGGTCGGTGACGATCAGCACATCGGCGCGGCCGTCGCCGTCCACATCGATCTTCGTCACGCTGTCCTCGGGGCCGACCGCGATGGTGGTTCCAGGCGCAGGAGGTGGCGGCGGTGGTGGCGCAGGATCAGCGACCACCTTCGGCACTCGCAGCGCAACGTCCACCGACAGGATGATCTTGCCGCCCGTGCCTCGAAGCTCCAGGCGGTTGCCGAACTTCTGCGTGGCGACTGCTGCACCGAACGCGCCCAGCGCGGTCTGGAACAGGGTCGCGGCTTGATCGGGCGTGCTCCCTGCTGGCTGCGCCCAGGAGCCGTATGCGATGACCTTGGCGGCGGTGTCGACCACGACGAAGCGACCCGTCGCGGGCGCTGTGTCAGGGCCTCCGCTGAAGGTCACGCTAAACACGTTCGCCGCGTCCCTCGTGGTTGCGCCCGTCATCAGCGCCGGCTGCGTGTTCGGAGGGTCGAGGTCGGGGAAGGGCACGAAGGGCAGCGGTGCATCCGGGTGCACGTAGTACGCGGCCGGCAGCGTGGTCGAGTAGTTCAGGCTGTAGCCGTGATGGTTGGCGACCAGCCACGCCGCCTCGGAGTTGCTTTCAACGAAGGCGAACTGCGCGGGGCTCACGTGATACGCGGCGGCGACCACGGGGTCGGTGATGAAGATCGGCTGGCCCATCGTGGTCTCCCCTTCGGAAAAAGGCCCCGGCAGTTGCATGCCGGGGCAGGTTCGCTATGGCAACGAGAACGGGTTACGGCGGCCAGAGCCGCAGCACGTGCGCGAGCAGGGCCAGCGCGAGTGCGAGCGGCAGTAGCTGCACCTTGCTGTGCACGACGCCGAAGGCCGCTGCGAACAGCAGCACCAGGGCGACGATGAACAGGACCAGCGCGAGCAGCGTCATGACGCTCACCACGTGGTCGCGGTGACCTGCTGCACCGCACCGGGCCGGGTCATGCCGAAGCTCGCAGGCACGACCATGCGGATGCCGGTCTGCCACGTTTGCCACAGGCTGACCGCGACCACGCCCGCGATGCTCGCGCCGTTGCCGCCGCTGATCGGGATGCCGCCGTCAGGCACGACCTGACCTGCGACACCGAGCGCGCCGCCGAGCGGCGCTGCGCCTGCCTGGGTCGGTGCGACCGCATCGGCGTTCGCCATCGTCAGCGTTGCCTGATCGCTCGTGCTGTAGTCGAAGCCGTCGATGGCGCTGGCGAACTTTTCGGCCGCGATGCCGATCATCGTGTTCGCTGCGATGAAGCGCGAGCCGATGACCTGATACCCCAGCGCCGAGGTCGCGCCGTCCGGGAAGACGAACTGGCCGAGCGCGTTGGTCATGGTGCGCAGGCTGAACAGCTTCCCTTGCGGCACGAGGATCACGGGCTTCGTGCCGACGTTCGCTGCGACGAAGGCCGCATTGATCGCGTTGAGGTCAGCCTGGAGCGCAGCGAAGCCGCCACCGGCTGCGCCCGCAATCGGCACGACCCCGTTCAGCAGGCCGGCAGGTCGCACGCCGACCACTTCGGCGCTCGCGTCGAGCATCGAGGTGTCCAGCAGGTTCGACAGGAACTCGCGCAGCATGCCGCGCATGACCTCGACCGCAGCCGGGTCGCTCGCGCGCTCCAGTTCCTTCGTGATCGGGATGATGCCGGCGAGCTTGTACCGCCACAGACGCTTGCCGCTGATCGAGCCCTTGACGACCGGGATGGCACCGGCCTCGCCGACCCACGCCGTCGCGCCCGTGCTCACCCCGATATCCGACTGCGGAATCAGGATCGACTGCGCGCCGCCGAAGTTGAGCGACTGACCCAGGCTGGCGAGGGTCGGCCAGATCGAGGTCGGGCCTGCGGCCGCATCGAGCATCGCCTTGGCCTCGCTGCGCACCAGTTCAGCGGCCCAGCCTGCCGTCGTGGTGTCGGCGCTGCCGACGAGACTGCGCGCGATGGCGATGGTCTCGGGCTCGTTGGCGAACAGTTCCTGGGCGACCTGATCGACGCTGCAACCGCGCGAGCGCGCCACGTGGCAGGCCAGGGTGATCTGCGCGAGGCGATAGCCCACGGGCTTGTCGGTCGTGTTGGTCTGCCGCGAGTTGATCGCAGGCGCAGCGACTGCGGCGACGGCGCGCGCCACGGCGGTCGGCGTTGCGGCCGGCGCGGGCGCAGGCGCAGCGATGGCGCGGCGCGCTGCAACGGTCTCGGCCTCGCGTAGCGTGGTGAGCGTCTTCAGCAGCCGGCCCGCTTCGGCGTTCGAGCGCTCCACGGTGGTCATGGCTGCATCGCTCGCGTCGGTGTCGAGCGCTGCGAGTGCGGTGGCGTGCGTGGCGAGCGCGGTCTCGTGTGCTGCCTGCGCGGCAGCGATTCGTTCAGCGAGTGTCATGGTGGTGTTCCTCGGGGGCGCGCCGGCAACAGCCGTGATGGCGCGAGCGATGGACACCGGAGGGGGAAGGTTGCGCGACAGCGCGTCCACCTCGGCGTCGTTGAACCCGAGCGAGCGCGCAACGGCCACAGCCGCAGGGTTCGCCGGGAATTGGGTGAGCGTTACCTCGGTGACCTTGCCGCGCCGGTAGCGCTTGCCGCGCCTCGGGCGACCGTCAGGGCCTGCGCGGCTGATCGGTTCGATGTCAGCCGGGTGGATGTCGAAGTTGACCGACGAGGCGAGCGGGAAGCCGCCCGTGTGCAGCGCGCGCACGAGGTCGGCCATGCGCGACCCTCCAGGCGGCAGCAGGCGCAGCGTGGCGAAGGTCTCGCGGCCTGCGCGCTCGACGTTGACCCACTCGCCGATGGAGGCATCGAGGGTGTGCGAGTGGTCAGCGACTGCCGGCAGCGCAGGGGGGAACTCCAGCCCGGCCTGCACCACCTCGTCGCCGAAAAAGTCAACGTCTTCGCTGCTGATGCGAAAACGAATCTGGTCGGAGGTCAGCGCGCCCGGTGCGCCTGCGGCGACGGGCATGCCTCCGCGCTTTTCAACGCGGATGGTGGCGGCGCTAAGGTCGGCCACGGTCGGCATCCTTCAGCGCCGGCACGGGTGCCTTGCGCTGGGAAGCCGAGCCGGCGGTCCGTTGCTCGGGTTGCTGCTGCTGCGTGGTCGACCTGCGCACCCCCGGAGGTGGGCGTACACGGGTCGTCATGGCTCGCAATTTTGCGCATTGCGAAAGCGCCGTCAATGAACTTGCTACGGCTTGCGAACCTTTGCAAGTTCGTGCTGCCACGCAGCCGTCATGCCCGAGGCATCGACGCGCTCGAAGCGCGGGCCGTCGCGATGCTCCAGCTTCTCGCGTGACTGGCGGTTGTCGCAGGGCACGCACAGGCTGCGCACGTTCGCGAGCACCAGCGCGAGCTCGGGGTGCTGGCGCCGCGGCTTGATGTGGTCGACGCGCGAGGTGCCCAGCTTGCGCAGGTCGGCGGTGCAGAGCACGCAGGTGTAGCGGTCGCGCTTGAGTGCCTTGCTGCGCAGGGCGCGCCATTCGGCGGTCGCGTAGAACGGGTCGCCAGGCATGTCATCCCACCATGGCCATCACGTCGATCTCCTGCTCGAGGTTGCCCTCGGGCAGCGCCGGGAACGCGGCCATGATGGCGGCCACCAGCGGGTCGATGCGCTGCGTCGATTTCGACTTGTCCAGCTTGCGCCCGCCGGCCGGGTCGCTCACGGCGATGGCATTGGCCGCACCCATGGTCAGCAGTGGGTGGCCACCGTGGCGCACATGCCCACCGAGCAGCGCGGACTCGAAGGCCTCGACCCGCGGGCTCATGTCCTTGAAGCCTTGGCCCACCTCCTGCCATTCGGCGACCAGGCGGGCGAACTTCGTGCGCTCGGCCGCCGCCTTCAGCACGTCGATGCGCCAGCGGTCGAATTGCATCGAGGCGATGTTCATGCGCGCCAGCGCGATCGTCAGGTGCTCGCACAGCCAGTCGTAGTCGATGCTGGAGCCCGGCACCGCGATCAGGTGGCCCTGCTTGACCCACACGTCGTAGGGTGCGCGGTCGCGGCGGGCGCGTTCCTCGAGGCCACTCTGCGGCGTGTAGCAGAAGGGCAGCAGATGCACGTTGCCATCGTCGTCGAGCGCCGAAGCGACTGCGGCTGTCAGGTCGGTGCGCGCTGCCAGGTCCAGGCCCACGTGCACCGGGCGGCCGTCGACGAAGATGCTGCGGTCGACCTCGCCGGCACCCAGGCGCCACACCGAAGGCGCGAAGGCGAGCCGCTCCTGGGCGACGCGCTGGTTCAGGTTGAGGTTGCGAAACGCGCCCTCGAACGCCGGCATGCGGCTCGCCTTCTCGGCCAGCGTGCGCATGTCCTTCTCGCTGCGAAAGATGCCGAGCGCCGGGTTCGCTTCGCGCCAGGCGGCCTCGTCCATCACATCGCAGTCGGCGGCCTTGGCCGTGTGCACGTGGCACACCGTCGTCGGCCGCGGGTCGCGGATCTGGTCATCGATCCACGTCGAGAGCAGGTCGGCATCGCTCGCAGCTTGGGTGCTGATGACGATCAGCATCGAATCGTCGTAGGCACCCAGCGCCGTCTCGATGGCCTCGACGAAGTCATCCTGTGGCCCCTTGACCTGGCCGAGCTCGTCGAGGATGGCGAGCACCGGCGCGATGCCGTGCGCGGTTTTCTTCTGCCGGCTGATCGCGCGGTATTCGACATTCGCGGCCAGGCCCTGCAGGGTCTTGAGGCTCGGCTGCACGCGCACCAATGCCTGCAGCTTCGGGCTGGCCTGCACCATTTTCCAAGCGTACTTGAAGACCGTCGCGGCCTGCGTCTGCGACATGGCGCCAGAGACGATCTGCGAGTTCGTGCGCGCCTCGGGCCCGGCCAGGTGGCACAGCACCAGCGCGGCGATCAGCGGGGTCTTGCCGTTCTTCTTTCCCACCGACAGGATCGCCAGCCGCGTGCCGTGCGGGTTGTCGTAGACGGCGAGCAGCCAGTCGCGCTGGAAGGGCTCGAGCTTCATGAGCTGCCCGACGAGATCGCCCTCGGGCACGATGCAGAACCCCTCGATGAAGGCGCAGACCTTCTCGCCGCGTGTCATGTCCGCGACGAGCTTGGCCGGCTTCACTGCATTCTCGGTCGCGCGAGCAGCGCGTCGATGCCGGTCGAGGCTTCCTGCGCCTTCTTGAGCACGGCAGCCGCTGCGCCGGCCTCGGTCTTCGCGCCTGCGTTCTCACGCGCCGCGCCGATGGTCGACACGGCCTGCAGTTGGAGGATGCGCGTCAGAAGCACGGCGCGCCGGTTCAGGGTGTCGATCAGCTGCAGGCGCGGGTTCAGCTTCGGCCCGGCGGGCGATTTGAGCATCGTTCCCTCGCGCAGCGATGCGGTGCGGTTGACGTCGAGGTCAGCGAGGCATCGCGCGAGGTTGGCGGCATGTAAGAGGTCGACCTGTGCCCATTGCTGCGGGAGACGGGCGATCATGATGGCGTCCCAGTAGGTCTTTTCCGATGGCCGCAGCGTCGAGGGCATTGGCGGCCAGCCGGCAGCGGCTTGCTTGAGCGCATCAAGGGCCGCAGCGGCTGTTCCTGATGCTGGGCGGCGGCTTGACTTTTTGGGTTGGTTCATTTTGGAAGC